CAAAAGGTCTTGGATCAGCTTAAAAACTGAAACAATATGCCTTTCGTTTTTGTCGCCAAACTCCGCCAAAAGCAGGATAACCGAGGCAAGCAAGCCCTCTGCTGCATCGTAAAAGAACGCATTCTGACCGTAGCTTGCACTGTCACCTCCGCCGATATTGATAATTGTCTTTGCTGTTATCTTTGCATACTTTTCCGCTTTTGCTTTCGCAGAAAGATTGGTTTTGTCCTGCAAATACAGATCCATATATTTATTCACAAGGTGCAAAATGTTGTTCTCATCACTCCTTGTCGGATTTCTTAAATCAAGCACAGAAACATTGTAGCCGTAATACTTTTTGGCGATAGTTCCGTAATTTCTCGCCACATCTCCCTTTGTGTCTGTACTGACAAACGACATTCCCGAAGCACAGGCAAGCTCTATATTCGGATACAAAAAGTAAGCGGTCTTGCCGACTCCTGCGGCGCCGATCATAAGAGTATGCACATCACCGTCATCCACAAGAGCAACAGTCTTTTTGCCGTGCGTTCGGCAGGCTACAACAGTTCCTTGAACAGTCGGCAGATTTTCACCTTTACGCCATTTCTCAGGCTCAAATGGCAAAGGGATAAAAGTCTGCTTTATCTCCGATTTAGTCGCCCACCTCGCAGTTCCATGCTGACCGTCACCGACCTTTTTTGCCTTTATTCCGTTAAGCGACTTGTTGTCAAGCAGATTTACAACCACTAAAAAGGCGATAAAAGCTACAACAAGTGCTCCTATGAAAATCATTTGTTTTTCATTCAATTCACCACTTCCAATCTATAAAATATTCTATCTTTTGTATTTAATAAGATAGTTAGTTTGTTATCTTCAAGGTATTGCGCTGTGAGGCGGAGGGTATCGCATTACCCGAACTCCATACACGGTTCGGGTTCAGAAATAATATCTATATCCTCGCACTGCTCCTGAATCGGTACACTTAAAGCTTCCTCAACCGACAATCTGACAGCATTATCCGCAAGCTGATACAGCATTTTCGCAGTCAGTACCGACTGTTCACGAGTACAGGCAGTCCGCTTAAGATCACGCAAAACCTCCTGCATACATTCCTGCAAAGCCCTTTGTTTCTGTGCCTTTTTGCCCTTGTCGGTGTAAGGCTTGTACTCATCTTTCAGCTTGAATTTTAACTTTTCAAACATCAGATTTTCGTCCTTTGGTGCAATAAAAAAAGCAGAGCTTGCAAGTGCATACTCAGCCAAATATTTGTATTGTCTGTTTTTAAACGTTGCATAGATCTGCGAGGTCAGCTTATCAGGACGGCATTTCAGATACACAAGTTCGCTAACTTCTTTCAGATATTCTTCCTTTCGCTTATGAGGAACAGCAGGCAAAAATTTCGCTCCGTTTTTTGCCTTTAAATCTTCATTCCAATCTTTAAATTTGGGAGCAAATCGCCGTACATTTTCATAGCCGTTTTCTCTCAAAATATCCCGAAGTCTGTCAACAGCCTCGATTCCGCCCTCATCGTTATCAACGCAGAGAATGACTTCTGACAGGTTAGAATGGTTCTTTAACGCTGTTAAAACGGCATTTTCATACACACCGTTCATTGCAATGTAGCTGTTTTTCTGCCATTCCTGCGGATAGAGTGTAAGAAAACTCATCATATCAATGGGAGCCTCAAACACGAACAGCTTTTCCGACTTGCCAAAGTGGGAAAAGCTGTAACGGGTATCTGAACCCTCGCAGGTAATGCGGAAAGTTTTCCCGAAAGAATTGGTTGAACGCTTGCTTGCCTGTCTTGGAACTCCGTTTTCATCAAGCCCTACAAACACTGCATTGTGATGTTCCTTATCCTCATAAAGCGTGTGATTTCTCGCAAAAAAACTGATAATTTCGGGATTAATGAACCGCTGTTTTATGAGATATGCAAACACCCTGTGCATATTTTCATTGGATTTGGGAAGCTTGAATTCTTTCGTTTTTTCTTCATGCACAACTGCTTTTGGAGGAGCGTGAGAGAGGGAAGTTACCGTCTGTCCCAACAGTTCCTGCACAGCTGTCTGAAAGTCCATATCATAGAATTCCTGCATAAATTTTATTGCTCCGCCGCCAACCTGATTTTTGTGGTCAAACCACCTTGAACCCGACATTGTGATGCTATCATGCTTGCCCGAACCGTCGTAGTAAACGAGTTTATGCTCTCTGCCGACACGTTCCAGTTTTTCGCCCCGCATACGCAAAAACTCCGCTAAATCTACGGAGTTTGCCATTACTTTTTGTTCTTCTGTAAATGGGATATATGGCATAACTACACCAACCTTTAATACTTGACATTTTCCGCAAGCTTACCCATAAGCTGCGAAAAGCTCTGCCTTTCCATCATATCCGTACCAAGATATGCTCCTGATACTACTGTCAGCTTGTTCTCAGAAAGCACAGCATAGGTTTCCGTGTACCCAAACTGCGTCGCCATACCATCGGTTTTCTGAACGGAACTGTAACGCTGATATTTACCATTTGAATATACATTTGTTGTCATACGATAATTTGACACAAAATCGTCCTCAGTGACACCGTTCATCTGTGCGGAGGTCTGACCGAAATAGTAATCCCCGAAGTTTTCGAGGATATATTTCATATCGTAATCAAGCTGTGACTGTGACAGATCAACGCAGAGAACATTAATTATTCCGCCGCCGTTTTTGCCTTTCAAAGTAACCTTATTCACTCCATTGAAATTATCGGTTTCGTTCTCAAAGGCACAGCCTTTCATCGACTCAGTAACCAATTCGCTTGTATCTTCAAAGCTGATATTTGAGTCAAAAAACTCAGCGATAAAGGTATCGGACTTTACCTGTTCATTGTTGACGGTACTTTCGACCTCCGAAGAGACAGCCGAATCCAATGACTCGGCTGTTATCGGAATTGTTGTAGTTTCCACCGTCTGTATTGGCGGACTGATCGTTCCGCAGGCGGTCATTGCCAGCATAAACACTGCTAAAAATGCGGTTATTACTTTTGTTTTCATATCCGTTCCTACTCCTTATCAAATAATACTCCAGATGTACAGCGGACAGGTCAGAGAAAAGATCAGACAGCCGAAAATTATAGCGATCGGCGTCCACTCCAACTGACCATGTTTGCGGTAATCCAAGTATGCCAGCGTTATCTTAACAAACAGCAAAACCGCCAATATTACGTCGATCACGGGGAATACAACGTTGTTTACAACCGACACCACCTGCGATCTTGCAGTGGTCCAAGTGCTTGTAACCGCTCCCGCAACATCGCCCGATGCGTAAGCAGTTAGCGACATCATCGCAGCAAAGCACACCGAACTTGCTGCTGCGATCAATTTCTTTTTAGATCTCATTTCACATCATCCTTTCTCTTTTCCTTATCGTTTCTCTTGCATATGACCATACCGAAAGCCACAACAACCGCTGCGGCTACGAGATAAAACTCAGCACTATTGTCTGCGGATACACCTGTATTAGGAGTATCTATTGTGACTGTAGGAGGAATTTCAAGATCAGGCGTATGCTCATCGTACATAACGACCTCGGTTACTGTACCGTCCGAATTTATGGTAAATTCAACGTCGTTCGCAATAACATATCCGTCTGGAGCGGCAGCTTCGTGAAGAGTGTACTTTTCTCCTGCGGTCAGTTCAGCCTCAATAAAGTGCGGCTCTGTTGTGGAAACCCATTCATCAACAACGTTCCCGTCCTTATCGATGATCTGAATGGTAGCACCGGGGAGTTCCTCGCCTGTAGTAATATCCTGCTTGGAAATTCTGACTTTTGTAGATTTATTCACAGCTTTAATTTCTATGACTTCGCCGTCCTCAGAAATAGTCACGGGGTAGCTTTCATCGCTTAAAATGTAGCCTGTGGGAGCTTCGATTTCCCTGACGATATACTCACCATATGGGATCTTGTCAAATTCAAAGTGTCCGTTTTCATCGGAAACAGCGGTCATATATGCGTTGTCGGCAGTAAACTCAGCGGTATCAACAGCAAACAGTCCGAACAGAGCATTTTCAAGAGGTTCGTTGCTCTCATTTACCTTGATTCCCTCGATTTTACCACGTTTCAGTTCATTTACGAACTGCCCGCAGTCGATTGAAACAGTAGTTACTTCCTGTCCCATATACTCGAAGTTTACAAGGTACTTTTTACCGTTCAAAACATAATGCTCATCGGTTGCAATTTCCTGAACATAATACTTGCCGAACGGAATTTTTTCTGCAATTACAGCCGTCATATCCTCGTTCAGCGAAACCTCCGCAATCAGACCGTCGGCAGGAATTACCGAGCCGTCAGCGGCAGTAATATCCTCTGCGGCAAACAATCCGAAACGAACATTTTTGTAGCTTTCTTCCGCTGAAATTCCGAACTTTTCATCATTTTCCATAACCTTAGAAAGAGAAATTTCAATGCCCTGATAGTCATTTTCAAAAGCTGTGCCAACGGTATCACGAACTGCGATTTCCTGCCCTGCGTAGGTAAGCTCAACAAACTGAGATTCTGCGTTCAGAACATAGCCGTCAGGAGCAGTAATTTCCTTGACTTCATACTTGCCAAGATACAGTAAATCAGTTTCTGCATACCCGTTTTCGTCTGTTACAAGCTCTGCCACAACATCGCCTGCGTTGGCTCTGATCGTGCCGTCGGCAGTTATGATATCCTCGCTTGCAATTACCTGAAATACTGCGCCACTGAGATTTTCTTTTGCAAAAACGGGAGTATAGGCGGTCTGCCCACTTTCGTGAACCTCGCCGTTTTCATCGATATATATTGCGCTGCCAAGAGCAGTTACGCTTGCAAAAACATTGCCTGTTTTCTGAACAGAAATTTTGCCCTTCTGTGCGGTATTTGTTTTCTCCACAACTACGGTCTCTACTGAGCCGTCAATTGTAAATGGAACAGGATTTTTATCAAGGACATAACCCTCCGCCGACTGCACTTCGTGAAGCTCGTAATCGCCGTAAACAAGCTCGTTCGGGAGCATAAGAGAACCGCTTTCATCGGTGTAAAATGTGTTGAGAATCATTTCTGAGGGATAGTAAATTTTTTGAGAAATATATTCGGAATTTGCACAGTCCCAAACCTTGAAGCCGATGCCCGAAACGGGAATTACATTGCCTGTTTCAGCGTCCTTTTTCACGATTTTAACAAAGGATTTTTTCACTGCGTCATTGAGCAAATAGAAATATTCTTTTTCGTTTTCGCTGATTACAACCTCAAAATCCTCCATATATTCGGTGCTTTCCCAGCCCTTGGTCTGATGAACGACATAGATTCCGTAGGGGAGCTTTTTTGTCGCAGCATAGCCGTTTTCATCGCATACGAGATAGTCTTTTTCGCTGTCTTTTGCAGCTTCATAAGAGCCTGATGACTTGAGATAAACCTCAAACTCTGCACCGACTTCGGGAGTTTCGATCTGCGTTGTTCCGTCATCGGAATGCTTGATGATTGAAATATTGCCCTTGATAATATCCTCGGTCACTGTCATGGAAATGGGGTTATGCTCAATAGAATAATTCTCAGCTTCTGCACCAACCGGGTACACAGTTTCATCAAGCAGATATCCCTCTGAGGGAGAAATCTCCTGAACCGTGTAATTCCCGCAGACATATTCCTTGGACTTGAAATATCCGTTTTCATCGGTTGTGTATTCGTCTTTCAAAACACTGTCTTTAAACACGCCGTAAACCGCTCCCGCAAGGCTTGCATTCCCCTGTGCAGAGCCATTTTCAGAATCCTTTTTTGTAACTTCCAAAGTGAATTTTTTAAGCACATTTTCAAACGTTACAGAGGTAGTTTCATCAGCCGTTAAAGTCACTGTCTGCTCGGCAGGAATAACATATTTCACTGGTACGTTTTTTTCAGAAATCGTGTAAACAATTTTCTGATTGTTACTGTCGTATACGGGGATATCGGAAAGAATTGCAACACCGTCAGAACCTGTTTTTATGCTGTAAGTCTTGCCGTTACCTGTTACAGTAAATTCTCTGCCGCCGTTCTGATTATCCTCAGACTGCTTGTTGATCTTAATAGAGCCTGTTTTGAGTTCGTTGTTGAATTTCACATTTATGGTCAGGTCAACGTCGCCGTCGGTAAGCTTGACATTCTTCGCCTTGGGAGCTTCATATCTCGTATCTACGTTGATTTCGGAAACAGTGTAAGTGATAGCCTTGCCTGTGGACATATCATAAACTTTCAGATTGTCAAAGGTCGCAATGCCTTTTGCATTTGTTTTTGCAGTTTCAGAAAGAGATTTTCCATTGTATGAATAGGTGATTTTAAACTTTCTGCCGCTGATTATGCCATCCTCTGCTGACTTATTGATTTTGATTTTTCCCGTCTGGAAATCCTCCTTAACCTTGTTCACGCCCGCCTTGATTTTGTACACGGTTTTGTCCAGTGCGTAACCCGTATGAGCCTTGATTTCCTTTGCGTAATAAGTCTTGTTTGGCAGCTTTACAGAGCCTTTTCCATTGCTGCCGATTTTGATTTCAGCAACCTTGTTTTTGCAGGATTTATCGCTGTAGATTCCATATACCGCTGTAGAATTGTCAACGCTTGATTTTCCCACAAGATCACCATTTGTATTATACTTATCTATCTCAAAAGTCACGTCGGTCTTTGTGATCCTGAACGCCGACATATTCATAGCAGTTGCAGTTTTACCGTCGGTCTTGTTGTTGATCACAACACCCTCCGAACCGTTGGACTCTATTCTCCAATGCCTGCCGCCTGCGCCTTTTCCGTCGCCGACTGTTTTGGAATTTATGAGGCTTTCGGATACACCGATAGATTTCAGGTAAGACACTACATCTGAACGGCTGTTAAATTCGCCCATGTAAATCCACGCATGATCTTCGCCATATGGATTCTGAGCCACCACTACAGAACCGGGCGTAATAGTCGAACCGTTGGAACACTCCCAGTATGGACGGTCTGTGGTCTTGATGTTTTTCTTTTCAACATCGACCTTGGAAGTTTTACCGCCGTAGCTGATAGTGCAGTTGTCGTTTACCGTCAGCCAGTGATCGGTATCCACAGGAACAGGGTTGTTCCAAGAAAATCCCGATGTTTTGTATCCAAGCTGTGTCAGCGTATAGTACACAAGTCCCGAACAGTCGATGCCGAGATTGTTTATCGTCTGTACCGACAGCGGAGTATACTGATCCTGATTGTATGCGTACCAGTACCCCTTATTTCCAAAGGTATACGGAGAGCCGAGAAGCGTTGCCGCCTTTGCGATCACCGTATCTGCCGATGGAAACGCAGAGTTTTCGGCCGAAGTACTTGCGGCATTTGCAGTAATTACTCCGCTCATTGTAGAGCCGAGCATTGAAAAAGCGCAGAGTCCTGCCATGAACCCTGCGCTAAGTTTCTTTAAAATCTTTGATTTAATTTTAAACATAAAGTACATTTCTCCTTTGATTTCACGCAAAGAAAAAGAGCCGAAATTTCTTCGGCTCTCTCACTTGCATATTTGTTACATATTATCAATAAGCCGATTCGCTTATCGAAATTTCAATTGTATTATCATTTTCATCAAATATTCGGGTTATTTCACCGTATTTATCTGATTTTAAAAATCTGCCGCCCTGTGTATCGAACACATACCATGTTCCCTCCACACATACCAAGTTTGCCATATGACCGTACCAGGCATCCGGTGAGAAAAACGCATACCGACATTCAAGTCCCACGCCTTTACAAGCGTACATTGTTGCTGCTGAGAATACTTGACAATTTCCGCTGACGTTCCCTCTGATCCAATTGTAAACAGCTTCGGCTTTTCCATAATCAGAACCGTCGTGCCCCAAGCCTGCACCTATATTGTAATATTCATCGGTTGTTCTTCCGAGCGAATTTACATAATTCAAAACGCTTTGCAGGCTTGTTGTATCTTCAATTATATCTTCCGGCGGTTCAGTCTGCGGTTTTGGTGTAGTAGTCGGCGGATTTGTCACCGCAGGTTTTGCCGTTGTAACCGGAGGAGAAGGGTTGTTATTCTGAGGCTTATTGTCAGACGATTGGTTATTCTGCTGCGCACCGTTATTGCTCTGATTGTTATCGGACGGCGAATTATAGGTCTGCTGACTATTCTGCGCAGGCTGTACGTTATTTTCCTGACCGTTATTATTCTGCACGGAATTGTTTTGTCCCTGAATTGAGTTTCCCGAAGCACCTGACGAACCTGATTTCTTTGTAGTAGTTACAGTAATACCCGTCGGCTTTGAAGATGAGGATACCGTCTGCGAACTCTTTTTCGTAGTAGTTGTGGCTTCGCTTGTATCCTTTTCTTCTTTTGCCGATGAAGTTTCCGCAGTATCTTCGCCAGCCGTGCTTTCGGAAGCAATTGCAGTAGTAGTTTCCGATTTGGATTCTGTATCGTCTATCTGTCCGCAGGCTGTAAGCAGCAGACTGCATATAGCTAAGATCGTTATTGCTTTTTTCATAGTATCACCCCGATAAATTTGTTTCTTTCACTATATCACAGAGATATATCATAATCCAGTCTTTTCAAAGAAATTCTACCAAAGCAACAAAGTATACAGTATTCTTTTGTGATATATTTCACATTGACATCTCAGGCTCAGGTTCATCCGCAGGCTCGTCGGACATTTCCTCGTCGGGAGTATTTTCAACCTCAATCTCTGTTGCCTGTATCTGCTGAAGTTTGACATCGTAAGCATTCAGAACAGCCTGATTAAGTGCATTTCTCGCTGCTTTTGTTATAGCGTGAAAAATGTCCGAATACTGCTTGTTGCCGTCACGGTCGGTATATGAAGTTGACGGCATATTTACAAATCTGCCTTTCTCGGTTTCCATTACTTTCAGTCCGTGAACAGCAAACATTCCGTCCATTGTAACACTGGCATACGCTTTTACCGATGAATCCTGTTTGTCCACAAGTCTGTTGATAGTCGCTGAAATTTTCATCTGCATCACCTGATCCTTTCGTTTATGACATTGTAAATTTGGGTTCTTCCGCTTCCTCAAAATCCTCGGTCAGTTCTTCCGCTTGCTCAAATACAATAACGGGAGTTTCAAATATTTCAGAATATTTCTCGATCTGCTCGTCGGTAAGCGAACAGCTGTCCCATTCGCCGTATTCGTTTTTGCAGTTTCCCGACACATAAAAAGTACCGTGAACGAGACAATCTCCAACCATTCTGTTTGGTTCGGAATTATTCAGCAGAAACTCGTCGTTGCACCAGACAAGAGCGTCCTGCTTTGGTTCGAAATATATCGGCTCGATACAGCCTTCGACCACAGACTGCATAGCATGGATATCGTGCCGAATTTCCGCTTTATATGGTGTTTTGCCGTTCTCCACTACAAGAATTTTCATCATATCATTATGGTCTGTCCGAGTAATATCAAAGTCAATAGGCTTAAATCCAACGCTGTTGCAGAAGTAAAAACCTTTATTTTTGCCCTCACAGACCTCTATAACATTAGAAACGGACATCGACTCGCCGTAATATCCGGGAGGTGTTTTGTCCGAATTGCAGAGGGCAAAAACGCTTTCAAGGCTTTTGCAGTTTACCGTACCGCCGTAGATCTGACGGTATATGGACGAATCCACGCCGCCGTGTGCCTGTGCGTAATCATAATTCATAAAAGCAAGCTTGTTACTGTCCTTGTCGTGATCGATCTGAAATATGCGTATTTTCATCTGCGGAGCTTCTATCTGCGCAAGCCGTTCAACTGCCCATTTTGGAATCTGATCATAGTCCGCAACTCCGCAGAAATCCTCACGGTAAAAATGCGCCTTCTCGCCGTCCGCAAGAAACTGCCCGAACACCTTTCTGCCCGATTTTTCGGGATCGCAGCCAAAACCTCCCGTTGCGTAGAAATACTGATTTATGGGGCTCTTGAACTGCTCATTAAGAATTTCCGGCTTAAGGATCAACAGCTTTCTTTCGTAGTCCTGCGGCTTATCGGAGTGAACGCACTGCTTTTCTCCCACAAGTCCGAGCTTGCTATATTCCTTTCTGACCTCATCGATAAAGCCGTTAAGCACGGCAGGATGAGAATCAACGCAATATTCCCGCATTTCTTTTTGGGAAATATATGGGGGGATAACAGACCTTGCCCACTCCTTATTTTCATGTGAGAAACGTCCGTCATCATTCTTATTCAGAATACTTACCGCCAGCACCCACATTGTGCGGTCATAACCGAAATCGGCAAGCGCTGTCCTGACCGCTGTATCGCTTAAATAATAGCCGTCAAAATTATCCGCAATAGCTTTTTCTATCGCATTTTTACATCGGATATTTTCTTTCTGACTTTCACGGTATGCCTCGATCTCTCCGCTTTGTTCAGCGTTTTCAAAAGAATGTCTATAAAGATAACTCATGATACAACCTCCTCATCTTCATTGCAATAATCCCACAGCGGACAATCTCCACAATCATCGTACATAGCGCAAGTCCTCTCTATTTCTTCCTCCGAGATTCCGCAGTCGGGACGTTCTCTTTCAGGAGCATTGCGCCATATCGTAAGCGTCACTCCGCTATCATCACACTCCGTTTCTATGCTTACGGGATCGCCGTTTTCATCAAAAAGCCCCGAAAATACGGTAGTTCCGTTGGTCGTGAGTACCTGTGCAAAAATAATCTTTCTCATAAAATTATACCTCCAAATTGTCTGTTTCATCGTCAAACAGCGAAAGCTGGCGAACCGCCTGTAATCTCTCGCTTGTATCGTAATTGGATATGAGCAGCTCCGCATACTGACAGCCGCCGTCGTATCTCTGCGCCAGATTATTCAGTCTGCTGATCTCCTCAATGTGAATATTAGGCTTATCCCATATCTCACGGATTTCTGGACAGTCATTGTAGGAAACAAGAAACTTGCCCTTGATATCCATTAGCGAATCCCTGAGCCTAATATGATCCTTGGTTTTAAAACCAACGTCTTTGTAGTAGTTTTCGGTTGCAAAGTACGGTGGATCGCAATAAAAAAAGCTGACAGGGCGGTCGTACTGCCGTATCAGTTTTTCAAAGTCTTTATTCTCAACTACTACCTTCTGCAATCTCCTTGCTGCCAAGTCTATCATCGGGAAATCCAACCATATTGAATGCGGCTGACTTGCAAAGCTGTCAAGTCCGCTTGCGTAGCTGTAACGGATAAGCTGATAAAACTTTGCCGCCCTGTCAACATCACGAAATCTGCTGAACAGACCTCGTTTGTGAAGACTAGCAATCCAGTCGAAATCTTCACGAGAATCGAGGACATAACGAAGCTTGTATTTCAGCTTGTTCGGCTTGTCCCTGACACAGCGATAAAGATTTGCAAGATTTCCGTTAAAATCGTTGTACACCTCAAAATCCATACCGGGCGGCTTGCGAAAAAGCACCCAGCCTGCACCGCCGAAAACCTCGATATACCGTTCATAATATGGAGGAAAGCGAGCAAGCACGGCGTCACGCAACGCTTTCTTTCCGCCTACCCATGACATAAAACTGTTCATGAAACTCCTTTCTGCCGTTTAAAGCCAATGACAGAAAAAAAGTCGCTTTGCTAAAAACAGAAGTTTTCTGTCATTGGCAAAACGACCTTAGTGGTTATTTAATTGTGGTTACTTCAGCCCTTGATTATTGGATCGACATAGCTGAATATGATGCGTTTCTGTTCAAGATATCCGTTGGCTTTATTGACCTCGTTGCACAGTTCCTTGTACTGCATTTCCGAAAGCACGGGCTTTGTCACCCTGAGCATTGCAGGAATACTGCCCATTGCAAACTTAAAATCTGCTTTTGCTTTAGCTTTTCTCATTTGAATTTATCTCCCTTTTAAGTCTTGTGATTTCTTTTTCTGCCAATCTGAAAGCCACTGCTAGGCTGCCGACCGTCAGTCCGATAATCCCTCCGATTATCATTCCTATGAATAAATACGCCATTACATCATCTCCATTCCCATTTCTTCGCTTTCGTCACATTCTTCCTCACACAGAACAAAACCGCCAAGTCTGTTCGGAACATAATCGGAAAGCCATGTACCGCCGAACAGCTCGTGAGTCTGCAATCTCCACATTGCAAGCTTACCGATATCAAGCTGAACGTCATCAAACGGAAACAGCAGACAGGTAAGATTTTCATTTTTAAAAGTATATGCTTTTTCAAATCAACTTTCGTTCTGCAATATTCCGCTTTCCGTCAGCATATCGTTTATACCGTCAACCCATTCTTTAAGGTCGCCGCCGCAGCCTTGTAAAACAAGCCCATCGCTGTCATTCATTTTTCTCAGATCGTGTAAAGAAACACTTATTATCTCCATTATTGCAAAACCTCCTTCCCATAATATTTTCTCAGCAGAGTGATCACAAATCTTTGCCCTTTTCCTGTCACAAACGTCTGCTGATAGGTCTTGGTCATAGTCGCAGTTTCAAACACCGACTCCTTTACGGAAAAATATCCGCGATCGATAAAAGTCTGATAGGGGAGATTATTCGCCATAAGAACTCCCTTTCTTTTCAGCCAGCCGTAAAGCTTGTTCCTGCCGACAGGGATATTTTCGGCTCTTGCAAGCTTTGCCATAACGTTCATGTCGATAAGATTATTGGTGTTTGACACCTGATTCGCAAACTCCACCAGCGGCTGATCGTGGCGGATACGCTCGTTCAGCTGATTTATCGCCATCATCTGCAAGCGGAAAAGATTCTGATACGGTTCGTCAAGGAACGGGAGATAGTTTTCTATGAACATTTCTTCGTTGCCGACGTAACCGCCTGTGCGACGGATAGTTGGGAGTACTTCGGTCGTGATCCATTTACGAAAAGGCTTTGCTTTAGGTTTATCAGACCTTACAAGAATTGAATACAAACCTGATTCGCTTACGACATATGCTTTCTGTTTTCTTCCGAGCGAATCGGTGAGTCCGATTGAATCGTACTCATCTTTATCAAGTCTTTTGACGACCTCTCCGGCACTGTTTGCTTTCATTTCAAGCACTCGGCAGATATCTTTTAATATCCACCAAGTTTCTCCGTTTCGTACCACAGTTCTCACTTTTCCAAATTCTTTACTTTCAAATATCTTTATCATATTATTCATTTGCATTCTCCTTGTCAATTTCTAAAATAAACCTTGCAAGAGCCTCGATAACATTCGTAGTCACGGCATTTCCTGCCTGCTTGTAAAGCTGTGCGTCTGACATTCCCGTTGCCGCCACCTTGTTGAACTGCTCGTCTGTAAACCCCTGCAAACGCCAGCATTCCAAAGGCATGAGCCTGCGGATATATCCGCAGTAGATCACCCCGTGTTTATCGGTGACAGTTATCGTAAACATCGGCTCGTTTGGAAGTTTAAATCTTCGCCCTTGCTGACGAACTTTCTCCTTTTCGGGAGTAAGCACCGCAATCGGATCGCTAATCACGATCACCCCCGACTTTTCTCCTTTATGGTGACCTATACCGCTGTCCTGCCTTGACGTTATGCACCTCGCAAGCTCTGTAACTTTCGGTTCGGGATTCATATCGATACACATAGCGTAATATCCCTGATTACAGCTTGTTGTCAGCGTGTGTGCTACATCGTGACCTACACGTCCTCGTCTTGAATTAATGTTAGGGTAGGCGAGATCAATACTGTCGCCGGGCAATGCTAACTGATAGCCCGACTTGGTTTTGACCTTGATCGGAAGTCCTATGATCTCGTAAAGTCCTGTCTTTCCTCCGAAGCCTCCTGCCGTTCCCGTAAGCGTTATGCTCAGTCCGTCGGCTGAGTACACTCTGCAGCCCTCTCGTCCGGGTATGCGTTGTACAAGAGTTTTTGGATTTGCGTCCGTGAAAGACAATACTTTTCCGGCGCATTTTTCTCTAAGAAATCCGATAATGAACACTCTTTTTCGGGATTGGGCGACTCTAAAATTTGCGCTGTTAAGCACCTGCCATGCGACATCGTACCCCAATTCGTCCAGCGAACCAAGGATGGTCGCAAACGTCCTGCCTGAGTCATGCGATAACAATCCGGGTACGTTCTCAAGCAGCAGATATTTAGGTTTTTTAACGGCAGCGATTCTGGCAATTTCAAAGAACAGAGTTCCTCTTGCGTCGTCAAATCCGCCCCTTTTTCCAGCGATTGAAAAGCTTTGGCAAGGGAAGCCTCCGCATATAAGGTCGAGATTAGGCAGCTCGTTTGGGTCGATCTTTCTTGCGTCATCGTAATACACCTCGTTTCTTGTATCGTACAACGTTTCGTATGCTTTCTTTGCATATTTGTCTATTTCACAATAACCGACGCACTTGAATCCGCCTGCTTTTTCAAGCCCTGAGCGAAATCCGCCGATACCTGCAAAGATATCGAAATATTTTATCATTTACCACGTTCCTTTCCGCAATAAAAAACGGCCAAGCTTCCTTAACTTGACTGTTACATTGACATATTCATTTCTTCTCCCTCTGTTTGTTCCGATTCTTCTCTGATAACGTGAAAATCGTCCACGCCTGGGAGCACGCCAAGCATTCTGCCATTGTCAAAGACACAATGCAAAGTGCCTATGTCATCAACGTGATCGACCCTGCCAAGAGTCCCCGACTCAACAGGGAACGGGTCATCATTCATTCTGTCAAGGCAGATGCGAGTTCCTTCGGGATATCGTTCTTTCAGCCATTCTACTTTCTTTTCGTAATACATCATAAATCACCTCACAATGTCATTTCAGGTTCTTCGGTCAGCTCTTTGGATTGAGTGCGATCCATTTCCTCCGTCGTTTGCAATGACCAGCTGTCATCAAAACTCCAAAAGCTGACATAGATCTCGCCGTCAGGAGTTTTTATCGGTCTTTGTTCCAGACTCTCTCCTGCACCGTCGCTGAGCTGACCGATAAAATATTCACGGAGATCTTCAAGTTCATCTTTCGTAAGCTGACCGTAAACGCTTGCTGTAACAACTCCCACAAGTTCTTCGTCATTTTCTTCGACAGACATAAATGCCGAAAACACCTTTTGGTCAACAGAATTTCCTCTATTGTACCAATGCATCAGACCTCGCTCTTTTTCCTCAGGCAGATTAAAATCGCTGATAAAATAATTTATCTCCGATTCGTAAGCAGAAGCCTCATTGGGTGAGATTTCATTGTATTCATCATCGTCCCATCTGCTGATCTCAAGAGGGCAGTAAAATTTCATTTCCTGCAAATGCATTTGCATATGATTTTCGTAAAGCAGTTTTGCATTTGGAATATACTGAGCATATCGTGCATAAGGTGCGCCCTCTGATTCGATCAGCAGTCCGTCGCCCTGATCGTCATCGTATATGAGCAGGCAATGATACTGATTATTTACGTCGCAGAACATAAGGTCTGTGTTTTCTGCGATCAGATCATTGTCCTGCATCGGATGCCTTTTCAGGCGTTCAAATTTGTCATGGGTGACTGCTTCTGCCTTTTCCACCACGCAAACTCTTGTACCGAACTCTGGCTCTTTGCGGAGCAGATTTGCATTGATCACAAGTTTTTCATTCATTGTCATTCCTCCGTTCGTATAGTTTTTTGTTTTTTAATAGTATAGCTGCCACATTGGTATCACAACCTTTCCTTAGAAATGAAAAAAGGCTGTTTTATCATCGTCACTTAAATTCGTGACAATAGACAAAACAGCCTTTAAAACTTTGTGATTATTTTTTCATAACAAATCGGCAGGCTCAGAGCGAAATCTGCTCAAAGTCTGCCGTTATGTTCGATATTTTTTGTTGTGTAGGGTTCGACTCCCTTTTTTCGTGAAAACCGGTGAAAAGCATCCACGGTTTTACACTAAAATTTTCCGCTTTCTAAACATCAAAAAAGCCCGTAAATACGGGCTTTTTCAGGTGAATATCCATTTGGTATCACCAATATGGAGCTGATAGTCGGACTCGAACCGACGATCATGGGCTGTCGATAAAGCGACGTCATATCGTATTTTGATTTTTCGTGTGTAACCGCTGTATTTGCACGGTTATGCCGCCTTGGATAATTCATTCTCCGTGCCGAGTTTTCCGACAAATCTGTAATAAATCTCAATCTGCTGAAATGTTCTTCCGTCCTCAGCTTGTTCTTTGTGATGAACAACAATTTTGTCTATCAGCTCATTTAGTATTGCGGCATCCAACTTGTCGATTATGGTGTATTTTTTTATAACGTTAATAAAGTTATCCGCACAATCTGATTGTCTTTTCAACTCGTCAATTTTCGATTTGAGAATAGGTAACGCCTTTTTGATTTCCACCTGTTCCAACTCGTAACTCTGCGACATAGACTCATATCTCTCATCGCCTATCCTCCCAAGAACATTGTCCTCATAAAGTCGGCTGATAATCTTATCCAGTTCCTCACAGCGTTTTTGCTTTTGCTCATATTCGAGTGTGATTTGTTCCGCTTGCTTTTGTGAATCAGACTGATATTTCCGACTTAAAATCGACTTGAATTTATCCGTATTTTTGCGGTACTGAAACAAGTTACGCTGAATGTCGATCAGTACAAGCTCGTAAATTGTATCAAACGTAATGTAGTGCGAAGCGCAGTATTCTTTGCCGTGAGTTTTGTACATCCAACAGGAGTACGCTCCGTGATAACTGCCGTCTTTACGCTGTTTCTGCGAGTAAGTCAGGCAATGACCGCAATCCGAACAGTAGAGAAGTCCGGCAAACATCTGAACCTCTCCCGCCTTTGCAGGACGGTGCTTGGCATTCAGAATTTTGTGTACCGTATCCCACAGTTCCTGCGTAATGATAGGCTCGTGGCAGTTTTCAACCACGATCCAATCCTCTTTAGGATTGCGTACCTTTTCTTTACTTTTCATGGATTTGTTTCTCTGCTTGCCGTAAACAAGCTTGCCTAGATAGACTTCATTGTTGAGTATCGCGCGGATTGAAGTAACGTGCCAGTCAAATTCCTTGCGCCAGTAATCCGATTTGAAGTAATCCGGATTGTTGAGGTTGAAGTAGGCAATGGGAGTTAGTACCTTTTCTTCTCTAAATATTTTTGCCATTTTGTTGTAGCCAACACCCTCTGATGCAAGTCTGAAAATTCTTTTAACAACCTGTGCGGCAGGCTCGTCCACGATTAAATGATGATGGTCATTTGGGTCTATCTTGTAGCCGAACGGAGCTTTTGATCCGATAAACTGTCCGTCCCTCGCCTTAGCTTTTTTCGCCGCTTTGGTCTTTTTTGAAACGTCACGAGCGTACATTTCGTTGACTACATTCTTTATCGGGAACAGCAAATCGTCGCTGTTCACAAGAGAATCATAGTTATCGTCCGCCGCAATAAATCGGATATTGCTGTCGGTAAACCGTTGAACATACATACCTGCCTCGACATAATTTCGTCCAAACCGAGAAAGGTCTTTGACGATAACAAGATTGATTTTGCCCTCATCAATGTCCGAAAGCATTTTTTTGAAGGACGGTCTGTCAAAGTTCGTTCCGCTGCAACCGTCATCACAATAGAATTTGTAGTCTGTAATTTTATGATCTTTGCAGTACTGCTCAAGCAGAATTTTCTGAGTTTCGATAGAAACACTTCCTCCAAAGTTTCCGTCATCAACCGAAAGTCTGCAATAAAGTGCTGCCTTGTAATGCTGCTGTTTTTTCATAGTAACTCCTTTCTCAGCAGCGGATTTAATAAGCCTTGCGGTATCTTCCGCTCCACAAGTATATCACAACTATGCTGTAAATGCCAGTAAAATCCGCTGTCTGTAAAAATATTTGTTGAATGTTGCTAAGTCCGATTATTGAAATTTTACATTGTTACTAAGGAGCTGTTATTGATACGCTCTATTCCTTTTTGAAATTCATCGACTACCTCTCCGACCTGTTCGCCTGATTCCAGTTTGCGAAACATTAGTCTGCTGAGACTATCAGCTACATTGGTTTTACCCTCAAATGCAGACCACACACGATAGGTCACACCGTTGATGTAGTGATCGGTATATTCAGCCGACTGCACCTCTGTGTTGTCCTGACACAGAGGTTTATCAAGGCTGTATCTTTTAGTCTTTTCTTCTGCCATTCGCTTATCACGCTCCGTTTCATTACGTCGATTGTTAATTTTCGTATAAACAAATCAGTTCAGTCCTTTCATATTTAAATTTTGATGGTGCTAATTAGTTACGCACCATCTTAACTGTTTTTTAATATACAGCTTTTTTCTTGTCGTAAATTCACATTTTCCAATTACAACGCCTGAAAATATGCCGATTTTGTGCAGTCTTCTGCACTTACGACCCCTGAATCATTCAAAGCTCAAATTTATGACCCCATAAAAATTATGCACAATCATTTTGCTGAAACTGCGTATTTTCGGCACTTTTGCGGCGAGCTTTGCTCGTCCGCTGTGACTGTTTCGGGGGCTATGACCCCGAAACTTTAACTTGCAATGAAATATTTTACTTTGCTTTAACTGCTGCATATCCGGTATTTGTGCAGATTGACAATCGCCTTTTATTATCAGAATTAAAACCTCTCCCACATATCGCCCACAGCGGCTCACAAATAGCCTGTGTCGGCTTTTAAGCTGTTTCTGCTAGACTTACCCGACAAAAATTCAAGCCACGCAAATCGGCTTACGTTGCCTTTCTTTGCGTTTCAAACGGCGGAATTTCAATCCCCTTATTCGCAAGCTGACTTCTTATTTTATTAGCAGACATATGCAGTACTTCATCAAGGCTCATTAACTCGATTTCATAAACTTCATTAGCGGCAGGGTCAGTAACGTCATCAACAGGGTCGGCAGAATCACAAACAGTGACAGCGGATTTTTCTGCCTCAACTTCGGACTCATCAATCGCAAGCAACGTATTTAAAGGCTTTTCAAGCATTTCGCTGTTATCGACAGGGACAGCAGGGTCAGCGTTTTCACACACCTCCGCCATTAAATTTCTGCCGTCACTGCTGTCACTTTTCGGATCGTAATTCAGAATAATTATTCGCTGTCCGTTGCTGCGTTTGGATTCAAAAGCTACTCCGTAATCCTGCAAATCATAAGCGTGCTGAATCAGATCTTTTTTGACACGGTTTGAAAACACTTCTTTGTACAGCAGAGCTGATAACTTTTCAGCAAGTTGAGTAGCAGAGCCTTTGAAGGTTTTCTGCGTTACCATAAAGTCATGAACAGCAAAGGAGAAATAGTTAGGTTTGACATTTTTAATATCGTCAGACACTTTCCATCTGCTGTTTTCAAACACAACATTGATCTCCTGATTTTCAATATCACGACCTACGCAATACAGTTTAGCTTTTCGACTTCCACGCTTGCTTTCAATCAGAACCATACTTCCGTCAACGCAACCGCTCAAACCTGTACTGCCTGAGATCATATTGAACGGATCGCTGTCAGAACACTTTCGTGTGTGATGAACCAGAACTATAGCTATACCAAGCTTGTCCGCAAGAGCTTTCAGAACTGACAACTCTTTGTAATCTGAACCGTAGCTCGACTCCGATTCGTTACGCACCATTTGTAAAGTATCAATGAAAACAATTTTCAAATCGTCAAACCGTTTCCTGCAGTATTCGATTTGTTCAGGCAGACCGTTTGAAATAGACTCCGCCATAATTGCAAAATGAAGATTATCGGACGGATCGTCTGTCAGTTCGTACAACCTGTTTTGCAGACGTATCAGGCTATCCTCCAGGCTAAGATAGACCGCATGACCGCAGGACGTTGCTTTTCCAAGAACCTTTTCTCTTTTTGCAATGGACAGGCACATATCCAGCGCAAGCCACGACTTGCCGACCTTCGGCGCACCCGCGAGAATAAATAAGCCTTGCGAGATCAATCCGTCTACGCAGTACTCAATCGGTTTCATCGGAGTGTTCATAATATACTCGCTGCTGTAAATTTTTAATTCTTTCATATTATCGACCTCCTTCCGGTATGCAAAGCCGCTGACCTCGGTTCTGCAAACAAAAAACGCCGCAGATTTAGTTTTCTGCGGCGCGTTTTTAACTCTCTGATATTATTATATGCGGAAATCCGGAAAATGAATAAAATCACGTAACATTTAATTTTCGCTCAACACGACATTTTCTGTTGCATATTACGACAAAATGTGATATACTTAATTTGGAAGCTGTAAAAACGACAGCCTTGAGGTGTAATTATGTTTAACGATATTTGTTTTTATGTCAAAGGAAATATGATCGAGGTCAACGGTCGGGACTTTTTACTGGGCGAGCTTTCGGCATCATGTATGAATATACCTCCTGCCGAATTCGAAGAGATATATGACAAGTATAAATCGGCGGAATACATAATGAACCATGAAATCAATGCTGAAAAGGATATTGCCGTTGAATATATACCGCCCTCGAAAGAAGATTGGCTCAAGCTGAACGGAATTATGATTGAAATAGATACGGCTTTGAAAAATCATAAAATATTTCAGGTTTTTGATACTCAGAATGCTGCCGGATTTTTCGAACGATTTACTGATATAGACGATACAATGATTGCTCACGAAACCCGGGAGCTTTATTACAAGACTGCAAGTTTGTACAAACCTGTGATCGACGATATATTTAATTTCAATAAAACTATGTATTACTTTGTAAACGACTTTCTGTCACATCTAAAAAAGCTTGATCCTGAAAATTTTGCCGCCGCTTACTATGACTTTCTTACAAATCCTATGGCGTACAAGATGACCGCAAATCCGATCATGAACGAATATATGTCGTATACAAGCGCTGATTTTCTTGAAATGAATATGATCCCCAAAGAAATAACCGATGGCTGCGGAGAGTATGTAATTGCGGAATACTACCATGTTGATAGATTGCAGAGCTTTTTAAAGGTCGATTTTCTAAAAGGTCTTATGGCAGGACATCATATACGCAGATGTGAACATTGCGGACGATTCTTTCTTATGACCAAAGGCTACAAAACAAGATACTGCGACAAGGCTGCGCCTGAAAATCCGAGGTTTACCTGTAATCAGATGGCTTACAGAACGGTCAGAATTAAGGAAGAAAATGCGGATAATCCGAAATATCAGTCATATCGGCGCTGTCTTAACAGGGTTATGCGAAGCTATCAGAGAAAAGTTATTGATGAAAAACAAAAATCTGTTCTTCTGCGACAAGCAGAAGAACTGTACCATAGAGCAATGACCTCTCCCGAATTCAGCAATGAGGAATTTGAACAGCAAATGCAGTCTGAAAATCTTTACAAATTATGCGGTTTTGACGTTCCGAAGAGAGGCAGACCAAAGGCGGTTAAGAATGACAAATGAGGAACTGATATCGAAATATTATGACGGTAATATGCAAGCTTTATATGATCTGTACGAGCAGAATGTCGGGTTCATACAGAGCGTTGCTGCTGCGGTCGCAAAAGACTACAAAAATTATTTGCGTTTCAGCGATACCTTTGAAGACCTTGTTCAGGTTGGCAGTTTGACGTTCTTTGAAAAGCTGAAAGCAAAAAAATATGACGCAAGAAAGGGCAGTCTACTGACATATCTTACTCCCCAACTTCGATATGCAATGCAGGAGTTTATTGAAAATTTCAGTTCTCCGGCAGGACTTTCACATTCCGATTTCTCAAAAATACAAAGATGCCGCAAGCTGCATAATGAAGGTATGTCAAATTCGGATATAGCCAAGGAGCTTGGCATGGACAGGAAAACCGTTCAAAGCTGTCTGTCATTCTCTTTTAAAACGGAAACGCTGATGATACGGGCGGAAACAGAGAACGGAATTGAGTACTTTGAAAATCCTGAGCTTGTCGTTAACGATCCGCATCCCGATAAAAAGGTTTACATTGAAGTTAGCCTTGAGTTTTTCAAGGAGTTGTTTGAAAGCTTATCGGCGAGAGAAAGAGAAATTCTTGGCAGAAAATATGGCGCATTCGGGTATGAAGAGACCTCTGTTAACGACATTGCGGATTATATGCTGATCTCCAGAAGCGCTGTAAACAAGGCTGTTAATTCTGCAACAGAGATTCTTCGCAAGGAATACCATAACGGCAGCAGACTGAAATGGTGGCGGTTGTGTAACCAGGCGGTTAAGGATGCCTTGGAAGGCAGGACAGCACAGGAATCCGTTGAAATATCTGACGAGTTTAAGGCGAAATTACGGGTGTTGGCGGATTATTTGGTTTTGCTGTATGAGATGGATAAACAAAAATAAATGGGTGACATTATGCTTGCAATATACTTAACCTTAATTGATAACGAAGACGATAAGAAATCATTTGAGGATTTATATAATCAAAATAGGTCTAAGGCTTATGCGATTGCGTTTAATATTTTGAAAAATAAAGCGTTAGCCGAAGAAGCTTGTTCAGAGGCTTTCTTTAGTCTCGCAAAAAGTTTTCAAAAAATTAAAAATTTAGAATCTCACAAATTGGACTATTATATTGTCATTATGTTATCGTTAAAAATCTCAATTTTTCTGTTTCAACCTCTACTCACTGCCATTTTTAAGGCAAATTTACACCTTGTTTCACAGAAGATTTGAAATAAAATTACAACCTCTACTATTCAAGACGAATAAAAATGACGGGGTAAACCCAAAATGTCACATTTTACATTAATACCATTTTGTCACGTCTCTTTGAGCCTACATAAAAAACGCCATCTACTATATACAGTAAAAATTCGGGCAGGTGACCATCTTTTCTCTTGAATTTTCATCAAACTTTCACAATTTCAGTTGCGATGAAAATTCCCCTCACTTTTATACGCCAAAAAATCTGGCAGGTGCTAACCTTTTGTCCTGAATTTTTATCAAAATAACATTCCGTTACGCACCTCTGCGTCTGTTTGAAAAACACCTTCTACTATATACAGTAAAAAATCGGGCAGGTGACCACCTTTTCCCGTGAATTTTCATCAAACTTTCACAATTGCAATAACACCGAAAATCACCACTCACTTTTATACGCCGAAAAAATGGACGGGTGGTTCACTGTTTAAGCAAATTTTCATCAAATTTTCACATAACGGCTCATAAAAAATCCGCCTGAGCGTTTTCAGACGGATAAATTTATGCTTATTTAGCAGAAATATGGAAATTCCCATTGAATTTTGACAAACGTTGTGGTATAATAAATAATGAAAAGTTATACATATTCGGCACTATCACCGATTGAGTTATCTCCTACGGGGTGGGCGGGTGAAGATAACTCAATTGTCATCATAAAAAACTGATAAGGAGAATTCAAAATGGCTAAAATAAAAGTTCAGTCGGTTGAACCCAATATTGCTGATTTAGTAAATGGTTGGCTTAAATCATATAAGCTTGATTATAAATTGGAGCAGGAGTCGTTAAACACTGAAATAGACCAGGCTTTAAACGACTATTTTTCAAAAAGCGGTGGCAAAGGCGGTAACAGACCTGATGCAAAGCTGTTATTGCGTAGCAGTGATGGTAAGTACTATCCTATCCTTATTGAATATAAGGGCTATAAAGATAAGCTTATTAAGCTTGATAGTGAAAAAAATGTTGCAAACAAGAATTCCAAAAACGAACCTGACTATAAGAATATAAACTCTTATGCAGTGAATGGAGCTGTTCACTATGCAAACGCTATACTTCATTATACAGGCTATACCGATGTAATCGCTATCGGAGTTACCGGCTTTAAAAACGATAGCGGAAAACTTGAACATTCTATCGGAGTGTATTATGTTTCAAAAAGCAATTTCGGTGTTGGTCAGAAAGTTGATGACTATACCGACCTTTCTTTTCTTAAAGAGGAAAACTTCGATGCTTTTATAGAAAAAGTAGGACTTCTGTCTCTTACGCAGGAAGAAATAGAAAAATTAAAGGAACGCCGTGAGCGTGAAATAGATGCAAGCCTTGTAAAGCTGAATAATGATATCTATCAAAACGAAAAGGGGCTTGGTGAAAACGACAGAGTATATCTTGTTGCCGCCTCTATTATGGCAACGCTCGGCGATGTCGAGCACAATGTATACCCTTTGAAAAAATCTGATTTGATTTCTTCCGATGAAAAAGACAATACCGACGGCGATATTATGGTGCGGAAAATCAAAGCTTTTCTTGCTGCCAAAAAGCTTCCCGAAGATAAAAGAGATTTAATTGTAAGAACACTTCAGAATACACTTACTACCGACAATATCAACAAGGTTGAAAACGGAGAAACCCAGCTGAAGCGTGTTTTCACAAAAATAGTTGATGACCTCGGTATTTACTATAAAATAGGACTCACAACAGACTTTACCGGCAAGCTGTTCAATGAAATGTACGGCTGGCTTGGGTTTACACAGGACAAGCTCAACGATGTAGTTCTTACTCCCTCCTATGTCGCAACTCTGCTTGTTAAGCTTGCAAGGGTAAACAAGGATTCGTATGTATGGGACTTTGCAACAGGCTCGGCAGGTCTTCTTGTTGCTGCTATGAACGAAATGCTCATTGATGCGAAGGACAAAATTAAATCTCCCGAACAGTTGGCAATAAAATCCGCCCAAATAAAAGCAACTCAGCTTCTTGGTCTGGAAATTCTTTCGAGCGTTTATATGCTTGCCATACTTAATATGATTATGATGGGTGATGGCAGCTCTAATATCTTGAATAAAGACTCATTAAAAGACTTTAACGGTAATTACGGCTTTGGCAACACCAATGATAAGTTCCCGGCAAACGCATTTGTTCTTAATCCACCATATTCAGCGCCCGGAAACGGTATGGTATTCGTTGAAAAAGCTTTATCAATGATGGAAAAAGGATATGCTGCTATTATTATTCAGAACTCCGCAGGTTCGGGAAAAGCAAGCGGATATAACAAGAAAATACTGAAACACAGCACACTTCTTGCAAGTATAAAAATGCCCATAGATTTATTTGTCGGAAAATCAAGCGTTCAGACAAATGTATACGTTTTCCGTGTTGGCGAAGCTCATCAGAAGGACGATGTTGTAAAATTCATTGATTTTTCCAACGATGGTTATACACGCAGCAATCGTAAAAAAGCAAGCTGCAATTTATTTGATACAGACAACGCCAAGGGCAGATATCAGGAAGTTGTTGACCTTGTTCGATATGGAAAATCAAAGCTCAATATTTTCACTGAAAAAGAATACTACGAGGGAACAATAGACCCTGAAAACGGTGCAGACTGGAACCAGACATCACCGATTGATACAAAGCCTACGCTTGAAGATTTCAAGAAAACAGTAAGCGACTATCTTGCCTGGGAAGTATCAACATTGCTTAAAAATCAGGATAACGAGAACGAACGCCTGGGAAAATAAATGCCTCACTCAATGAAAAGCTGAGCAATGTTGAGTGGGGCGAGTATAGGCTTGGGGATTTGTTTGAAAAAATTTCAGTAAACTCTTTAAAATACAAAACTTCGGAATTGCCAAATATTCCTACAAACGAGTGTGTTCTTCCTGCTTTAACAGCAGGAATCCAAAACCAAGGTCTTAATAATTATGTTCCAAGAGATAATGCCACTATTTTGAAAAATGTTATTTCTATTTCTGCTAATGGTGCAAATACAGGTGCAACATTTTATCAAAGTAAAGAGTTTACAGTATTGCAGGACGCATATGCTATTAAATGGATATACACAGATGAAAAATTGTCGGATAACAGTTATATCTTTTTAACAAGCTCAATACATAAAACAATTTATGGTAATTATGAATGGACTAATAAAGCTGGTTGGGAAAGAATAAAAAATGACAAAATTAAACTTCCCACCAAAAACGGCAAAATCGATTTTGATTTTATGGAGTCCTTTATAGCGGAGCTGGAGGCGGAGCGAGTAGCGGAGCTGGAGGCGGAGCGAGTAGCGGAGCTATCCGCTTACTTAAAAGTAAGCGGATACGACAATTACGAATTGTCGGCTGATGAGGTTGACGCTCTTCGGAAATTTGAAACGCTTGAGTGGAATTCATTTAATCTTAAAGATTTGTTCGGTCAATCTACACGAGGAAAGAGATTGAAAAGTGCCGATAGAATCAGCGGAGATTTACCATTTGTTACAGCCGGTGAAGCTGATGAGGGCATTTCTGCTTACATCAGTAATGATGTTGAAGTTTTTGAAAAGAATACTACCACCATTGATATGTTCGGCTCAGCAAAGTATCGGAATTACAAATACGGTGCAGATGACCATATTGCAGTTGTTCACACAGAAAAGCTGCCTAAGTATGCTTCTATATTTGTGACAACAGCGATACATAAATCTTCACATAACGGTCAATTTAATTATGGGAAGAACTTCTATCCCAAGGATGCAGATGAGTTATTCATTCAGCTTCCTGTGAAAAATGGGACACCTGATTTTGAGACTATGGAATTGCTTATTTCATCAGTACATAAGCTTGTTATCAAGGACGTTGTTTTGTATTCCGACAAGAAAATTGCGGCAACTAAAAAGATTGTATCAGATAATTAAGCGGCAAATATATAAATATAAGTAGGAGGGAAATAGTATGTTGATTTATGAAATCCTTGAAAAATGCATAAATCGCTATGAGAAACCGGAATGCGAACAATGCGAAGATTGTTCATATGGAGAATATTGTCCGCACGACTGCGAAAAATGTCTGGATTACTTACATAATCCCAAACATGCCCCTCAAAATGCCCCCGAAAGAAAATATGATTGCGTTCATATGGCTGATTTTTATACCTGCAAGTACTCTTGTAGGTATACATCAGAGTTAATGTATGCAATTCAAAGATGTTCAGGCATACAAAATGTTAACAAATTAAAAGTTTTATCTTTTGGTTGCGGTCCTTGTACAGATTTGTTTGCTTTAGATGCTCTTAAAGAAAAAAATCTAATATCGTTTAATAGCATTAAGTATCGTGGTGTAGATTACAGCAAAGATGTTTGGGCAAATATCCATCAAGATATTAATAAACTTAAAAAAGACAATATAGATATACATTTTTACTATAAAGACGCATGTATTCTGATTGATGAAATTGCAAACGGAAAATGGGTCCCAAATCTTATCGTTTTTCAGTATGTATTTTCAGATATTCAAAAACATACGACTGCAAATGATATCAAACACTCTATAGATACATTCGCAGAATACTACAATGCCAAAGTTTTACAAAACACATATGTAATTCTAAATGATATTAACTTAGGATGCGGATATGGCGGCGGAAGAGATCATTTTGATACTTTATTAAGCAAGTTAAATAATTCACAATATTCAAAAACTCACTTTTGCAATGATAATGCTACCAGTGAATACTATCCAAGAGGATATACATACGGTGAAGAATTACCTGACAATCAAAATCTTTTTAATCTAACGAATCTGAAGAAGTTTTCACCATTTAATACTTGTGCCAGCGCTCAAATGATAATAAAGAAGGTGAATAAATGATTATAAGTGCAAGCAGAAGAACAGACATTCCTTCATTTTACTCCGATTGGATGTTTAACAGATTAAAAGAAGGCTATGTTTGTGTAAGGAATCCAATGAATATACACCAGATAAGCCAAATAAGTCTGTCACCTGACGTTGTTGACGGTATAGTATTCTGGACAAAAAATCCTACACCTATGCTTGAAAGAATACACGAACTTGATAAATACACATATTATTTTCAATTCACCCTTAATTCTTATGGAAAAGATGTAGAAAAAAATATACCGTCCAAAAATGATGTGATTATACCAACTTTTAAAAAGCTTTCATCGATAATAGGAAAAGAGCGCATTGTATGGAGATACGACCCGATATTGATAAATGAACACTATACAATAGAATATCACAAAAAATACTTTAAAAAGTTATGTGAATCCTTAAGCAATTATACGGAAAAATGCACAGTAAGCTTCATAGACCTATATAAAAACACAGAAAGAAATATTCAGCCTCTGAACATTCATATACCTTTAAATGATGAGGTCATTGACTTAATGGACTTTTTTTCGACAGTTGCAAAAGATAATGGAATATATATTGATACTTGCGCTGAAGAATATGACCTTTCATCTTTAAATGTCGAACATGCCTGCTGCATTGATAAACAACGCCTTGAAAGGATAGGTAATTATCAGCTTAAGATAGGGAAAGATAAAAATCAAAGGGGCGTTTGCGGCTGCATTGAGAGTATTGATATAGGTATGTATAACACATGTGAAAACGGTTGTATGTACTGCTATGCAAATTTCAACGGCGAAATGGCACGCAAAAATCATGAGAAACACAATCCGTTATCCCCACTCATCTCTGGCAAAATCGAAGATGATGATAAAGTGAATATACGTAATGTAAAATCAAATATCGATGGACAGCTTCAGCTGTTTTGATAAAGAGCCATACTGCAGTTGCGGTATGGCTTTCTTATGTTATCAGTGCTTAAATCTTACCCTCATCACAAACACTTCAAGATCAGGCATAAAAACAAGAAAGTCCGAGCACTTTCCAGTGTTCGGACTATTACAATATGGAGCTGGAAACGTGACTTGAACACGCGACCTGCTCATTACGAATGAGCTGCTCTACCAACTGAGCTATTCCAGCATATATTAAATTTTTCTGTTAGCTTATTTGATCCGCCGCCGTGTCGCTTTATCAACAACCCACGACCTGCTCATTACGAATGAGCTGCTCTACCAACTGAGCCATATCAGCACATCAGACCTAAGTATTATACACCAAAACCACACATTTGTCAACATCAATTCAAGATTTTTTTCAAAGCTTTGCAAAATCCCTATCAAATAGTCATATCATATGTAGCTTGTGAGTATAATGTATGAAATAAATACGTTTTCTTTCCACATCGTTATTTTGCACAATAAAAAAACGCTGAAATATGCTTAAACGTTTCAAAATATCTTCGCAAACACCGAATATTCCAACTTTTCCGATCAAATGACTATCATTTTTTAATATCAGGACAATATTTTAACTATATCATATGTCACAGCACACTTTTCAACAATTATTATCCGAAAACGTTTAATGAATAAAGTTCTTTAATGGTTTTTGTAATTTCACATAACATAATTGTATACAAAAGAAATGTTTATATACATTTTTCACATACCACACAGCCTGGTTTCATATACCCCTCAGAAAACGCAGTGCATTTTCGCAGCTTTTTGATTAGCCTGTCAGTTTCTTTGTAACAAATCGATTACAATTGTCCAAATAGCATTGTTAAAATGCACAAAAGTAAAGTTGAAAAATTGGCTAAACCTCCATAATTTATTACAGAGGGCATAAAAATGTGAAAAAAGACTTGAAATTATGCCGAGAATATTGTATATTTTTATTAACGGAAACGTTTGAAATAAGTTTTCACGGAAAACATCAAGCGTAAACGTTTAAAATCTACGGAAAGGCGGAAATATCATTGGTTTCCTTAAAAGACATTTCCGTTCGCTGCGGAGTATCCGTCGCAACCGTAAGCAAAGCCCTCAACGGCCATAAGGACGTAAGCGAGGCAACAAGAGAAAGACTTATGAAAGCCGCCAAAGAAATGGGCTACTTCCCAAATTCTCAGGCAAGAGCTTTAAAGACCAACAGGACCTATAATCTCGGGGTCATGTATCTCGACGAAGCAGGAAGCGGTCTTACCCATGAGTTTTTCGCAAAGGTGCTTGACAGCTTTAAGACTACGGCTGAAGCAGCAGGATATGATATAACCTTTATAAATAGAGATGTGGGCAAACAGAAAATGTCTACATACGAACATTGCAAATACCGCAATGTTGACGGTGTTATCATTGCCTGTACGGATTTTACGTCGCAGGACGTGTACGAGGTGATAAACGGAGATATACCAGTGGTCACGATCGACCACATCTTCGATTGCAGAACAGCGATCATGTCCAATAATGAAAAAGGTATGGAAGAGCTTATCAACTATGTGACGAAGATGGGGCATAGGAAGATCGCTTTTATCCAGGGCAACAGATCGGCAGTAGCCGAAAGACGTCTGGCAGGCTTCTATAAAGCTTGTATGACAAGAGGAATTTCAGTTGATCCCGATTGGATACTTAACGGTGATTATCACAACCCTGATCTGACTTATAAGCTGACAAAAGAACTTCTTAGCAGAGAGAACAGACCAACCTGCGTTTTCATGCCCGATGATTATTCAGCAATGGGAGCTTTCAATGCAGTCAAGGAAATGGGTCTTTCAGTACCGGAGGATATCTCGATAGTGGGCTACGACGGAATAGCTTATTCACAGCTTCTCTCTCCAAAGCTTACGACTTATCTTCAGAACACAGACCTTATCGGTGTAACAGCCGCAAAACAGCTGGTATCACTGATAGAAAACCCACAGACCACCTTTAAAGAGGTGATAACAGTCGACGGAAAGCTGCTGGAAGGCGGTTCGGTAAGCGACATCAATTAATTCAAGGCATTAATTTTCCGCAGAAATGCTGCGGAGCAAATCAAATAAACTAATGCGATTTTAAGGAGGAAAATTATTATGGCAAATCTTAAGAAAGTACTTGCAGGTTCATTGAGCCTCTGTCTGGCAGCTTCAATGTTCACAGCTTGCGGCAACTCAGATTCATCTTCAGCAACTGATGCTAAGGGTGGCAGCACATCAAAGGCTGGCGACGGCACAGGTATCAACAATAGCACAGACAGAGTAAACACAGCTGAACTCCACGGTGTAGATTCATCAGAGGATTCAAAGAAGACTCTTACAATTTACTGCTGGAACACAGAGTTCAAGTCAAGACTTGATAAGTACTATCCACAGGGCACATCAAACGAGCTTACATACAACGAGCTTGCTGATGGTTCTAAGGAGATCGCAACAATCAACGGCGTTAAGCTGAACTGGGTACAGGTTGAAAACGAAGGTAACGCTTACCAGACAAAGCTGGACGAGGCTCTTAAGGGTCAGCAGGACAGCACAGAGAAGGTAGATATGTTCCTTATGGAAGCTGACTACGCTCTGAAGTATGCTAACGGCGACGTTGCACTTTCTATTCAGGACCTCGGCATCACAGACGACGATATGTCACAGATGTATCAGTACACAAAGGACGTTGCAACAGATACAAAGACAGGCGAGCTGAAGGGTGTATCATGGCAGGCAACTCCAGGTCTGTTCCTCTACAACACAAAGATCGCTGAGGACGTTCTCGGCACAAGCGATCCAGAGAAGGTTCAGGAAGCTGTTAAGGATTGGGATACATTCACAGCGACAGCTCAGAAGATGGCTGACAAGGGCTACAAGATGGTATCTGGTTTCGATGATACATACAGATGCTTCTCAAACAATATGTCTAGCCCATGGGTAACAGACAACAAGATCACAATTGACCCACAGATCAAGGCTTGGGCTGACCAGACTAAGGAATACACAGACAAGGGCTACAACAACAAGACTTCCCTTTGGGACGATGCTTGGGCTGCTGGCCAGAAGATCGACGGCGGCGTATTCGGCTACTTCTTCTCAACATGGGGCATTCCTTTCACACTTCTTCCAAACACAGTTGACGAAGAGATCAAGGCTGATGGTTCAAACGCTAAGGAAGGCAACGGCGGTTATGGTCTCTGGAAGGCTTGCTCAGGCCCACAGGCTTACTACTGGGGCGGTACATGGATCTGCGGCGCTATCGACTCCGATAACCAGGATATCGTTGCTGATATCATGAAGGTTATGACTTGCAACAAGGACGTAGCTAAGGCTATCACTGAGGGCGAGCAGGACTACACAAACAACAAGGCTGCTATCAAGGAGCTTATCGACGGCGGTTATACAAACGCATTCCTCGGCGGACAGGATCACCTTGCACTTCTTACAGAAGCTGCTGACAAGATCTCCCTCGAGAACAAGCTTTCTGCTTATGACCAGGGCTGCAACGAGAAATTCCAGGGTGCTATGAAGGACTACTTCCTCGGCACAGTTGATTCATATGAGGCTGCTCTTGAGAACTTCAAGAAGAACATCACAGACCTCTATGGTAACCTTACTTGCGATTTCTAATCGTATAAAAAAACAGTATCTAATTAAATATAGGGGGTGGAGATTATCCCCCCCTATTATTTATTAATCTCACGAAAGGAATAGGTATACTTATATGAAGAGAAAAAGCATAAGCTATGCCAAGTGGGGATATATTTTCCTTATCCCATTCTTTGTAGTTTACATCATCTTCTCACTATATCCTCTGTTCCAGACTTTCTATTACAGCTTTACGGACTATGTTAAGGATCAGGGCTCTATCGGCGGTGGTTGGACAAGACAGGCTGTCGAAGTAACACCGACATTCTGCGGTTTCGATAACTATTCAACTATATTCACATCAGGAAGTGACCTTCTCCAGTCTTTCTGGAATACGATCATCATGTGGATCGTAGGATTTATCCCACAGATCGTTATCTCTCTTATCCTTGCAGTATGGTTCACTGACCTTCGTCTTAAGATAAAGGCTCAGGGATTCTTCAAGGCTGTTATCTATCTTCCAAACGTAATCATGGCATCTGCTTTTGCATTTCTGTTCTACAGCTTGTTCAGCAGAGGCGGTGCTATCTATGATCTTATCAAGGTACCGCTCCTTGAAAGTGTTTGGGGATCAAGAGGTGTAGTTGGACTCATCAACTTCATACTTTGGTATGGTAATACAACAATTCTTCTTATGGCTGCTATCATGGGTGTTGATACATCACTCTATGAGTCAGCACAGATCGACGGTGCAACTTCCAGCCAGACATTCTGGAAGATCACAATTCCGCTCATCAAGCCTATCATGTCATATGTTCTTGTAACATCACTCATCGGTGGACTTCAGATGTACGACGTACCTGCCCTCCTCACAAAGGATATGGGTAGCCCTAACGGAAAACTTAAGACCGTCGTAATGATAATCCAGGCAAATAAGCAGGGCGACATCGGTAAGGCGTCTGCACTCTGCGTAATAATCTTTATCGTTTCCGCTATTATCGGACTTGCGCTTATGTTTGCGTCTGCTGACCATGACGGAAAGAAGAAAAAGAAGAAAAGGGGGTAAGCTGAAATGCCAAGAAGTACTGAAATAGTTGGTGAAAAGACGAATAGTACTGGTCTTATCATACATAGGATAATAGCTTATGTTGTCCTTGTTCTTTTGGTCGTTGTTTCACTTTTCCCATTCTATCTTTTGATAATCAACGCAACACGAGGCAGATCACAGGCAGGTATCAGATGGTATCCTGACCACTTCCTCGCAACAAACTTCAAGAACCTTTTCAGCGGTTCAACAGCCGTAGCATACGGAAGCGTATGGCGTTCACTGGCTAACTCACTGTTCATATCAGCTTGTGCTTCATTGCTCAGCGTATATTTCTCAGCACTGACAGCATATGCAACACACGTTTACCAGTTCAAGCTGAGAAAATTCGCAGATATGTTCATCCTCATCGTAATGATGGTTCCAACACAGGCTTCAGCTATCGGTTTCTACCAGTTCATGAACAAACTTGGCTGGACAGATACTTATATTCCGCTGATCATTCCTGCTGTCGCAGCACCAGCTACATACTACTTCATGAAGCAGTATATGGCGTCTGCACTTCCGCTTGAGATCGTAGAAGCCGCCCGTATCGACGGTTGCGGAGAGTTCAAGACCTTCAACAAGATCGTTACTCCTATCCTCAAGCCTGCATTCGCAGTTCAGATCATCTTTACATTCGTAACAAACTGGAACAACTACTTTATGCCAAGACTTATTCTTACATCAAAGAGTAAGTACACGATCCCTCTGGTACTCAACGCAATGCGTTATGCAGGACCACAGGAGAAGGACGTGGGAATGTTCAGCTTGTACATCGTACTTGCTATCCTCCCTGTAGTAATTGTTTACCTTTGTCTTTCAAAGTTCATCATTCGTGGTGTTGCTCTGGGAAGCGTAAAGGGTTAATACGAAGCTTCAAACAGCGTACAGTTTTTCTGTACGCTGTTTTTTTGCTCTATTCATTCCTTACTTCTCTTTCCTATTCACATAAAAGCTTCGTTTGCATACCTTTGCTATTGACCGTTATCTCCATTCTGCTCACTCTTTTTCCATTTACGCCATATCCATTACAAATTATTTTATCCGTGATATCCTCACCGCAATACCCCTCATAAGTGATATGCTCCACCAAATACTCCCTCTCTGCAAACTCTATCCTATCTTTAAGCCCGACAACTACATTATTGAGCCACTGCTTATCAAGACCATAATACTTCTCCCTCGTGATACCATGTGGTATAGTTTTACCGCTTGAAAAGCTATATCCATACTCCCCGTCCACGTTTTTCATATATATCTTCGACAGCATTGATCTCGTATCAAGCTGTTTTCCGTATTCAATAATACGCTGAGTACCGATATTCACCGAAAGGATACTCAGCGACACATTGACCTGCCTGTCCCCTCTGATATATGCACGCCTGCCGTAAGCCTTGACCGCATATACGCCGATAGCCTCCCACAGTGTAGACTTCTCTTTGATGTTCACATAGTTCACAGTGTCAGTTCCACTCTCGTAGGTTATCTCACTTGAGGGGCCGTAGCTCTTCATAATATCCGTCAAACTCACCTTAGACCATACCCCAGGTTCAGGCTCGTTCTGCCCCAGCATAAGTGTTATCCCACGGCTTATAAGTTCAAGAACAGTTTTTCCGCCTCTCACCCTTGTTCTGATGTAATCCGCAGGACCGTAGTGCATACGCTTGCTGCCTATATAAAGTGCCACACGCCTGATATTGTTAAGATTTATGCTGTTATTCAGAAGGACAGACGCTCTAAGTTCACTGTATGGCGTATAGCGGTCTTTCACAAGCCTTGCTGAAACAATGTTTCTATAGTCCAAATTGCCACTGCCAATAAGTTCAAACCTGATGTATATCTTCGCCATTATTCCGCCCCCCTAAGCTTTATCATAAGGCTTCCGATCATCCTGTCAGGCTGAAAATCCATTTCTATCTCTGAGAGTATGTATCCGCTGTATAAGACCCCGTCTGCCGTGAAATTGATCGCCTTTCCTCCGTTCTCGCTTAGAGCAGCCCAAGCGTAAGCCTTGTCCGACGGAGCGATCCTGCCGCTGAACTGAAATATCTCCGCCGCCTTGCCTGAGATATTTCGCAAAATACCATTCACAGCCTTTGTTTCCTCCTGAATGTAACCTCCGCTTCGCTTAACTCCGTCCATGTAAAATGACCGTGTGCCGATGTCAAGCTTTATCTTTCCCTTTTTACTCACTTATATCCTCCTCACTGCAAATGCCGATACTAAGCTCTGCCTGCCTTTCGAGCCTGTGAAGGGGCAATGTCTGAACTGCGCCTCCAAGCTTTGCACTCTTTACATTCAGAACCTCGCTTTTTGCAAGCTCCGACATAACGCTTTCACACTTTTCCTGAAGCTCCTCCATGTCATCGTATTTTCCTGCCTTGCCCATGAGCCGCAGGTCGATATGACATATATACTCAGTGTAAAGCTTTTTGCCGCCCTGCCCAATGACTTCATCGACCACATCATAGCCTTTAAGTCCATAGAAGCCAATTGCTTCTCCACTGTGCAATAGACTGTCAGCTGAAGTGTATTCACCCATTGCAGTAAAGCCTGCTCCGTCAAGTATCTTTTTTATCTCTGCCGCCATTTCTGTCCAGACTGTCATGGCTCGTCCTCCTTCCTAATATGGGATAACGGCATTGAATACAAAGCCGTCCTTTGAGAAAAATCTTTCCGCCCTTGAAACTGCGCTGTCACGAAGCTCTCTTGCCGCCTTTATCCTGTTCTCCTCGTCAAAAGCCTCCACCGCCTTGCCCTGTGCCGTAAACATGACCTTGTATTCAGCGGCTTTCAGACAAATAAATCTGTAAAAGACCTCCGCTGCCGCCGCAAATTCGCATATAGCCGTCCCGCCCTCAGCGACCATTCGCTCCTGGTCAACAGCCTTTTCCATTTCGTCAGCACACACCGTTATAAGCCCTGCATACACCTCAGCCGACGTGCTGTCAAGTCCGCTTAGCTCCATGAAATTGCTCTTTACATTGTCTTTGCTTATTGCCATTTTCCTGCTCCTTTCAAAAAAACCCGCCCACCGTCCCTTTTTTTCATTATCCTCTCAGCTTACTTTGTAGTTTTCAGCGTCTTTACAGCACCACTCGTAAGTACAGAGAAACCTGCAAGCACTGAGCAAACGATCTCGTTGCACTGATTAGTAAGAAGCTTACCGTAGTCCACGATAACATCTCCTCCAAGCACCATTTCAACCGCACTGCTCTGGTCGATGCCCACCGCAATACCGCCTGTGAGCTGAGGGCATTTTACAAGCGTTACACCGTATGGCGTCTGAACTGTGCCGCCTGCCATATAGTCGCCAATGCAGTATTTCATCTCGTCCATAGCAAGGATCTTAGCCATAACATCAGGAGTACAGATCATGGTCGTCATGTTAAACTCGCCCATGGAAGCCCAAAAAGCCGCCAGATCAGCGTAAGTAAGCTCACTGCCAATAAGATTCTGAGCTGTAATACCTCTTGTTATCTCAGTCATGGCAAGACTGTTCACATCTCTGCTTATGGTCGCTCCAAGGTTTCTCAGCACCACGCCGAAAGCCTCAAGCTTCTGCTTCCTTACAGACTCAAAAGAACAGTTAAGACGTCTTGCAAACTTTGTAAGAGTCTTACTGGAGGTGCTAAGTCTGACAGTTGTAATAGGCACATTTCCACCCTCTGACACAACGTCAGTTGAACCTGACTTTGTAACGTTCAGACCTCTGAAATCCACTCCGTCAGTGTATGAAACAGCCGCCGCTACCTTGCCCATGATAGAAGCCTCGTCCATGCCCTGCTTGACAGTGCGTCTTATGTACTCAGGGAAAAGCACTGCCGACTCAGTGGAAATGAAGAATTTCTCCACCCTGTCAGAATTTGCACCCTTTACCTTGATGTCAAAACGCTTGAGCTGTCTTTCAAAAGCGTCAAGACCTTTAAGCTCGGTGTTCTCATAGTTTTCGTCAGGATCAAGCTCAGCCAGCGCCTGTGTGAATGTCTTGCCTGTGATAGAATAAAGTCCCTTTTCAAGTTTGATATTGTTGTACATATTATTTTCTCCTTTTCGATAATTAAATTTGTCCGATTTTTTGTACTGATTTTCGTATCATCGAAAACCATTTGTCTTTTCGGGTGAACACTGTTCGCCCCTACAGTGATGATATCACATTCTGGCATTTAAGCCCATATCTCCACATTGTCATCGCCCCCTTTCATATCTGTCCCTTACATCTTGTAATCCCCCGTGATAAAGCTCTCCCTTTCGGCTTTGTAGACCTCCTCATTCTCAGCCGCCTGCTTTTCAAGCCTGCCACGGAAGTCAATAAGCTCCGTAACTGTCATAAGCTCCGCAAGTTCTTTCACACGCTTTGCACTCATAAAAGGCTTGCAGAAATAGCTGAGCCTTAAAACGTCCTTTTCAAAAGCTTCCCTCGCAAGGGCAAGCTCATAGCTCTTGTCGGTGCTTTCCTGCTTCTCCCTTAAGGCAAAACGCTTTGTTACCCCTGCGTTCACCTGTGCAGGCACTGCCACGAACGACCACTCGTAAGCGTCAAGCGGCTCGTCAAGAATGTGATAACACAGCTTACCGCCGTATTCACCGCCCTTTTCATGGTCACAGCCGCCCTTGTACATATCCGCTCCGCATACAGAGCAAAGCTTCTTTCCCATGGTGCAGCTAACGGATACCTCTTTCTTTATTCCGCCCTGGATCTCGCTTATAAGGTCGCCGTTAGAAGCAGTACGCACCATGTAAGCCTTTGCCATAAGCCTGCGGTAGACCTCTCCGTCTGTTGTAGTTTTCTCAGGCAGAGTTTCCACCCAAGTGTCGAATATTCTGGCAGTCTGCTTTGAGCTTTTAGGGTCATGGTCGAAAATACCCGTTCTGCCCTTAAAAAGCTCCGCAAGCTTCTCCAAAGCGCCTGATGAAAACTTTTCACCATCTCTGTCAATGTCATTGTCACAAAGCGCCACCCTGAAAACAAAGACCTTGTCCTCCGTGAGCGGCTCTCTCGCATAGCCGTTTATCTTTTCAAGCTCCTCGCCTGATACTGTTTCGCTCATTGCATTTCCTCCTTTTTTCTCTCGTTCTCTACCCTTTCGTTTTCAAGCTCCGCCGCCTTAGCCTGCGCATTGTAAAGCCTTGACTTCGCCAACGCTTCCTCGTCCTGAAGATTTATGTTGTCCCACTCTATCTCCACCCCACAAGCATATCCGTTAAGCCTTAAAAACGCCTCGCATATCTCTCTGAGTATAGGTTCAAGCAGTCTGCGGTAATATTCAAGCTCGCTTGTGAGGATATCCGATTGCTGTGCAGACATTCGCTCAGTGGTTGACCAGTTCAGCCCAAGCAAAAACGGTGGTATTGAAAGCTTCGCCACAAGCTGTTCCATAAGCTGTCTGACAGGTATCTCCGTGTCTATCATCTGATTGTCAGCGCCTATGACCTTTATGTCCACATCACCCACAGCCACAAAGTCCTGCACCGAGCCGTTTCGTGAAGCCCTCATGCCTCTGCTCCATTCCTGAGCTATCTGCTCTGCACGCTCCTTGGCTCTCGCCCTGTCGCTCTCCCCCTCAGGGTGATAAGTCACCGCATAGCGCACATTTCCTACCCTGTCGAAGTTCTGCCCCATGCACTCGTAAATTCGCATAAGTATCTCGCTCAGCGCAGGCAATCCACGGAGTATGGACACTCCGTCAGGGTGCTTAGGACTAGGATTGAGCGCAGTGTAAAGCAGTTTTTCAGGACTTCTTACCGGTATCTCCTCACCGCTTCCCATGTAAAAAATACGTTTTTCAAAAGCGTTCCTGCCCTCACGCACTCTGTACAAAGTCGGGTCGCCAACATATATCCCCTTGACCTTTCCTGTCCTGTAATCTGCATATATCCTGCCTATCGCCTTGCCATATGTAAGCAGCGAGTCAAGATACATATCCGCAAAAGTGTAAATGGACTTTCCCGACACCCCCACGGAAACCTCTCTGCAAAACCTGTCAAGCTCCACCTGCGCCCTCTCGTCACAAGCCGTAACCTTAAAGCCACCTGTGAGCCTTATTATCTTGCCGAAACAAGCGTCGATAACAGGAACGTTCGCCCTCAGTGCGTCATAAAGCTCCTGCTGAAAAGCCCCCTCAGGCGCAAGCCTGTAATGAAACCCCGACTCTCTGTCAGAGCCTGCCGTGTTTGGCACAAATTCACGGACCTTCTTTCTGAAAATACTCATTTTCTCTCCTTTCTTTCTGTACGCTTTTTTGTACTAATGCTCAACTGTCAGTACAAAAAAGTCATCCTTTTCACGCCCCAGACATTCTGCCGCAAAGTATCTCATATCGTCCATGGCGTGATCGTTCTCTTTCACAGGTGCGTCCTTTCCTGCCTTTTCGTCCCAGCGGTAAAGATTTATCTCACGAAGCGTATCACGACACCTGCGGTTTATCCTTATCCTGCCGTCCTTTATGCAGTCCGACACAAGCCTGATACCCGAAACAACGTCGTTCTTTGCAGGCTGGACAGTGAATTTTCCATGCCTGCGTATGCACTGTATGAACGAAGCCGCCGAGGGGTCGCAAATGACCTTTTCGATGCAAAGCCCGTCGGCAAGCTCTTCAAGCCCCTTGTAATGCTCCTCGTCAGTTTTCTGCATACCTTCACGTCGAGAATCATAGTAATACTCCCTGAGCCTGTACCATACTCCACCACTCTCGCCCCAAAGCCCGAAGCTTGAAGGATTTACAGTGCCATAATCACAGCTTATTACATATCTCTCGCACTGTATATCCCCCTCAAAGACGTTTTTCTCCTCGTCGAACATAGGGTAAACAAGCCCCTCTGCCGCCGTCCATTTGCCAAGCACAAAACGCTCGTAAAACGTTCCCGTATATATCCTGTGATAGCGTTCTATCACCGCCCTGTCAAGGGTCGGATTGTCCTCCAGCACAAAATGTCTGTAGATAAGCCGTTTTTCCTCAGCCTTGTCTATCCACTCTTTCTTGAACCAGTGGTAAGGATTGTCAGGATTGCAGTTGAACCACAGCTTGCTCCCCGCCACCGAACACCTTGCCACAGCCTGCTCTATAAAGCTTCTGGGCATAAGTGCCGCCTCGTCAAGAAGCACCCCCGCAAGGGTCACGCCCTGGATAAGAGAGGGCGAGCCTTCATCCCTGCCGCCAAAATAGTAAAACCTGTTTTTCCTACCGCAAAAGCTCACGTCCATATAGTTCTTTGACGCGACCTCCACAGCCGTCATGCCCATGGCTTTCATATACCCCCTGAGTGCAGGCAGGATATTCCTTTTCAGCGACACGATAGTTTTTGAGCATAGCCCAAAAATGCACTCGTCAAAATTAGTCATCGCCCATGTCATAAAAGACGCCGACAAACAAAAGGTCTTGCCCGATCTGACCGCACCGTCACAGATTATCCCGTCGTAATCACTAAGCTCCCGTGCCGTCCACCATCTGAAAACAAACCTCTGATTTTCCGACAGCCTTGTTATTTTCAC